GTTAAATTTCTACACAGGCAGAATGAATATAGGGGGAGTTAATCAACTTGGAAAAGTTAATAGAAGGAAGCTATGAATAATCCAGCAGACAAAGTAGAAAAATGGGATATAGAAAAATTAATTCCTTATGCAAAAAATTCTAGAACTCACTCAGATGCTCAAGTAGCGCAGATTGCATCATCAATGAAAGAGTGGGGTTGGACAAATCCAATTCTTGTAGATGAAGCTGGTCAAATAATTGCAGGTCATGGCAGAGTTCTTGCTGCTAGAAAATTAGCCATAAAAGAAATTCCTGTAATGATAGCTAATGGCTGGTCAGATACAAAAAAGAAAGCCTATGTTATTGCTGATAACAAACTGGCTTTGAATGCTGGATGGGATGCAGAGCTTCTTAGACTTGAAATAGAAGAATTAAAAGAAGTTAATTTTGATTTAAATCTGCTTGGCTTTAGTGATGAAGAACTGGCTGATATGAAAGAGCCTGAAGTTGTAGATGGATTAACAGATGAAGATGCTGTTCCTGAAGTTCCTGTAGAGCCAAAGACAAAGCTAGGGGACATCTACATATTAGGCAATCATAGACTTATGTGTGGTGATTCTAATGATGTAAATGCCTTAAATAAATTGCTTGAAGGTAGTATTCCTAATGCAATAGTTACTGACCCGCCTTATGGTATAGGTATTGATGGGCAAAAGAAAAGCATTAGCAATAACCCTAAACATAATAGAAAACATCACGAATTTAGGGGATGGGATGCCGAAAGACCTGATGAAGGTATATTTAATTACATAGTGGCATTAAATGTGCCTACTGTAATTTGGGGTGGAAACTATTTTGCAGATTTACTACCTGCAACTAGAGGGTGGTTATATTGGAGTAAAGGGCAAGATGGTTTAACTATGTCAGATGGTGAACTTGCTTGGACTACTGAAAACAAACCTTTAAGAAGTAAAACTGTAAATAGAAATGCTTTAAAAGGTAGTGTTCACCCTACGCAAAAGCCTGTTGATGTAATAGATTTTTCTATTGATTATTTAAAAGTTCCGCAAAAAGGCTCAGTATTAGATTTATTTGGTGGAAGTGGAACAACTTTAATTTGTTGCGAAAAATCAGATAAAAAAGCCTATTTGATGGAATTAGACCCTAAATATTGCGATGTAATAGTTAAGCGATGGGAAGACTTTACAGGTAAAAAGGCAGAGCTTGTAGAATAAAATGGCTGGAAGAAAACCAAAACCTACAGCATTAAAACTTATACAAGGAACTCTTAGAAAAGACAGAGCTAATATGAGAGAGCCAAAGCCAAGCGGAGATTTGCTTGAGCCACCTACTTATTTTTCTACCGAACAATCTGAGGTGTGGAACTATGCTATTGCTAATGCACCTAAAGGACTTCTTAAAAGATTAGATATATCTATTTTGGAAATTTGGGTAACTGCTTATGTAACTTATAGAGAATCAGCATTAAAGGTTAAGCAACTTGGTCAGGTAATTAAATCGCCTAGTGGTTATCCTATTGTGAATCCTTATCTTTCTAATATGAATAAGCAAGCTGGAATTATGATGAAGGCTTCCGCAGAGATGGGCTTTACACCTACAAGCAGAAGCAAGATAGTATTAGCTGAAGAAGCTATAGATGATGATCCATGGGCGGTGCTTGCCAATGGTTGATTACCAAAGTATTGCTTCGCAATATGTAACAGATGTGTTGCAAAATAAGGTCTTAAGTAACAAATATGTTCAGTTAGCCTGTAGAAGGCAGCTTGATAATTTGATGAATGAAGGCACTTCGGGTTTTCCCTATGTATATGATCCGTCTAAAGGCGAAAGAGTTTGTCAGTTTGTAGAGCAACTCCCACACATCAAGGGTAAGCTCGCAGGGGAGAAGATCAATCTAGAGCCTTGGCAGATCTTTATCTTGATGACAGCATTCTCATGGGTGCATAAAGACACAGGTTATCGCAGATTCCGCAGGGTCTATATTGAAGTTCCTAGGGGCAATGGCAAGTCCGCCATGAGTTCCGCTATCGGTCTTTATATGATGTGTGCTGATGGTGAGGGTGGCGCAGAGGTTTACAGCTTTGCTACTACTAGGGATCAAGCTAAGATTGTCTTTGGTGATGCGCAGCAGATGGCTAGAAAAACCGCAGGACTTCGCAATCATTTTGGTATTGAGGTCAATGCACACAATATAAATCAGCTAAAAACTGCATCAAAGTTTGAAGCATTAAGCGCAGAAGGCTCAACTTTAGATGGTTTAAACACCCATTTTGCGATCATTGATGAGCTTCATGCCCATAAGACTAGGGCTGTTTATGATGTTGTAGAAACTTCTATAGGCAAAAGAACTCAGTCTATGTTGTGGGTAATCACTACAGCAGGGTCAAATAGGGCTGGAATTTGCTATGAAGTGAGGGGTTTTGTTAAGAAAGTCTTGGAAAAAACTGGGTCGGATCATACCCAATTTGGGATTATCTATGGCTTAGATGATAAAGATGATGACTGGACTACAGAGGAAGCCCTGAAAAAAGCGAATCCTAACTGGGGTGTTTCTGTTATGCCTGAAGTTTTACTTCCGCTACAGGCAAAAGCTATGAGTATGCCAAGTGCTGCAAATAACTTTAGGACTAAGCATCTTAATGAATGGGTGAATGCGGATGTTAGTTGGATGGATATGAGAGCATGGGAAGCCTGTGCAGATTCTTCTCTGAGTGTAGAAGATTTTCAAGGCGAACCCTGTTACATTGCTTTAGACCTTGCATCTAAGACAGACATCGCAGCAAAAATGCTTTTGTTTGTAAGGGATGGGCATTACTACGCATTTGGTGATTACTACTTGCCAAGAGAAACTGTAGATAAAGGTGAGAACTCTCAGTATTCAGGATGGGAAAGTTTAGGATTGCTTACTGTAACTGATGGTGCAATCATTGACTTTATGGTAATAGAGAATAAAATCCTAGAAGATTGCAAGCAATTTGAGGTGGTGGAAGTTCCTTATGATCCATTTCAGGCTACACAACTGTCAATGCGCTTGCTTAATCAGGGTGTGAATATGGTTGAAGTTCGCCCAACTGTGCTGAATTTTTCTGAGCCGATGAAGCAGTTAGAAGCATTGGTGCTAGATAAGAAGTTTCATCACAATGGCGATCCAGTTCTTACTTGGATGGTGAGCAATGTAGTTTGTCATATGGATGCAAAGGACAATATCTATCCAAGAAAGGAAAGGCATGAGAATAAGATTGATGGAGTGGTGGCTTTAATTATGGCACTAAGTAGAGCTATCGCAAACAGTAATGAGGTAGGAACTCTTGATGACTTCCTAGCTAATCCGATAAGGCTATAAAAATATGGCATGGTATTCAACTTTATTATTTGGCTTCGGCAGGGCTGGCAAGAGAGAAGCTGGCTTACAGCAAGCCAATGCTGGTTCATACCAAATTGCAAATGTAACTGTTAATGAAGATACTGCTTTAAAACTCTCAGCAGTATGGGCTTGCGTAAGACTTTTATCAGAAACTATCGGTGGTTTGCCCATAAATTGCTACAGAATTGAAGCAGATGGGACAAGAATTGTAGATAATTCACATCCTTTGGCAGAGCTTTTTGCCAATAAACCGAACAAATATCAGAACCGATTAGAGTTTTTTGAGACTATGACCATGCAATTAGCCCTGCATGGCAATGCTTATGCACACATTTCTAGGGGAACTGGCAAGCGAATTGTCAGCCTTTTGCCCCTAATGGCAGAGCAAATGGAAGTCGCTTTGCTTACAGATGGCTCAGTAGTCTATAGATATAACTCAGGAACAGATGTTTCGGTTTACAGCCCTGAGAGTATTTGGCATATTAAATTGATGAGCAATGGCATTGTTGGTCTTTCACCACTTTCTTATGCTCGCAATGCTATCGGCATCGGCATCGCAGGGGATGACAGGGTTAAGACTTTGGCATCCAATGGCTTTAAGCCTACTGGAGTATTGACCATTGATAAACTTCTAAAGCCTGAACAGAGAGAGCAGATTAGAGCAGCCTTCGCTGATCTACAGCAAGGGTCAGGCGATCCACTTAGGGTCTTAGAAGCAGGGATGACTTATCAGCAAGTTTCGATGAATCCTAAAGATGTGCAACTTTTAGAAACCCGC